CTTGCTCAGTTAAGTGGCTATGAAGAAGCAGAGAAGTCTTCTAATGGTGGTTTCTTAGCTATCAATAAAGAAACAGGTGAGTTAACTTTATATCAGCCTGATGAACTTGATAAACCTAACATTAGATATGAGATAAGTAAGGCTAAAAAAGCTATAGACCAGGATAATCCTCCTGAAGAGATGTGCTATGAGCCAGTACCTGAAGGTAAAGCAGGAAACATGAAGCTTCCTAAACCTTGTGTATATTGCTCTCATAAACATAAATGTTATTCTGATTTAAGAATTTTTAAATATTCCAAAGGGTTAACGTACTTTACTAAAGTAGTTAATGAACCTAAAGTGGAAGAGGTTTTATAATGCAGCGTATAAATAAAAGTAAAAAGCAAAAGTTTAACAGTGCGATAACCAAATTGATACAAGAATGGTTATATTCTTTGTTACCTGAAGATCAGTTAAAACTTTTAACTCCTGAAAAAATTCAAGAGTTAATGCCAAAAGAACCTTATTTTTTTAGCCAAGGACAGATTAGAATAAATGCTTACACTTTAAAATGGTTTAGGAAAAAAATAAAAAAGGTTGTTAAAAAGTCTGATAAAACTTTAGAAACAATTACATTAAATGAGATAATGAATGCGTAAACCTAGAGTTAAAAGACCTAAAGAAAAAAATATACCTAAAGGTTATGATTCTAAATGGGAGTTTGAATTACATAAGAAACAATTAAAGACTTGGAGTTTACATAATAAAGCAGTGCCTTATGTAGTAGAACATATTTATTGGCCTGATTTTATTAAAGTTATAAATGGTAAAACAATTCTTTTAGAATCTAAAGGAAGGTTTTGGGATTATCAAGAGTATAACAAGTATATTTGGGTTAAGAAAGCTTTGCCTGATGATTGTGAACTAGTATTTTTATTTGCTTCACCTTATGCACCTATGCCAGGAGCAAGGAAAAGAAAGAATGGTACTAAGTTTAGTCATTCTGAATGGGCAACAAAGAATAAATTTAGATGGTTTTCAGAAAAAACATTTCCAAAAGAGTGGATGGAATGAGTATTGACACACATCTGGGTTGTCTTAATTGGCCTAATTGTGATACCGAAGGTTGTGGTACTGGAGATGCTGATGATTTACGAAACCAAGGAAAAAATATGAAAAGTATAGATGACATAGCACCAGAAGAATGGAACAAACTTAGAACTAAACATGATGTAGAACTATCAGAATGGGATGAGCCTAATGACCATCCTGTGTACGGTGAAAATATACCTGATAATAGTTTAGGTGAATCATATGCTAACTTAATAAACACTATGGTAGATCATCCACCACATTATAATAACGGTAGTGTGGAATGTATAGAAGCTATTGAAGCTATGCTTACGCCTGATGAGTTTATAGGATACCTACGAGGTAACTCACTAAAGTATCGCTGGAGATTTAGATACAAGAGTAAACCTATAGAAGACTTACGCAAAGCTCGTTGGTATGAAGAACGGCTGCTTAAGTTCTTGTTGGAGAATCAGGATGTCTTGGGATAGAAAAGCAGAACGAACTGAAAAGTTTAATAAAAGAAAAAAGTCTAAAAATAAAGCACGGACTAAAGGATATAGGCAGTCACAGTTAAAAGAAAAGGATGACGTTGATGACATTAAAAACTGGCAGTATGAATTATTTGGGGATAGAGATTGATTATGATAAAGAAAATTTACTTACAGAATTTTCTATTCAAACATTAAAAGATAGATACTTTTGGGAAGATGAAGAATATGCTCAAGAAGCTTTTGCAAGGGCCGCTGTATATAGCGCTACTTATCAAGGACACACTGACTTCGATCTTGCACAGCGACTTTATAACTACGCAAGTTCTAATTGGTTCATGTTTAGCACTCCTATCCTTAGCAATGGGGGAACCAAGCGTGGTTTACCTATCTCTTGCTTTCTTAATTATGTTCCTGACTCAAGGCGTGGTCTATCTGATCATTATGACGAGAACATAT